GCCGCCTGAGCGTCTGGACCAAGGACCCATGCTGCGCGATGTGCCGGAGGCTTACTGACTTCCCGCGAGGCTTCGAGCTCGATCACGTCGTGCCGCTGTTCAAGGATGGTGAAGACACTGAGGCCAACTGTCAGATCCTATGCGTTAGCCGGGATGGAAAGTCACCAGGCTGTCATGAGCGCAAGACAGCTGATGACCTTGGGTTCCGCTTGAAGATCCAGATCGGGCCTGATGGTTACCCTCTCGAATGATGAAAATGCCCCGTTCTGGTGCGAATATAGATGCGAATCGATCGCAAAGGGGGGGGGGAGGGGAAAACTTCAGGCGACGTGTTGCCGGAAATCGGCCCTCGCCCTTTCCTTTCATTAATCCGTAGTTTTTTTGGTATATCGCGATGGCCGAAAGAGGCAAAAAATCCGTTGCCTCGTTGTACGTGGCCAAGCCCGAGGGCATCGATTCAAGAATGGCCCCGCCAGCGGGTTTGACGCCCGCTCAGAAGGCGACATGGGTCACCGTAGTGAACGCCCGGCCTGCCGATTGGTTCGGCCCGGAGAACGCCGCGCTGCTCATCCAGTACTGCCGACATAAGGTTCAGTCCGACATCTTGGCCCAACAGCTCGAATCGTTCGATCCGGACTGGTTGCTGGAGGACGAAGGACTGAAGCGATACGACAAGTTGAGCGGCATGGTCGAGCGCGAAACCAGAACCATGAATGCGCTGCTCAGATCGATGCGCCTCACACAGCAAAGCTTGGTCCGCGCGGACAAGGCGGTGCCATCCGCGAAAGGACGTAAACCATGGCAGGGCGAAAACGACTGACCAGGGGCGAGCGGAACATTAAGTGGATCGAGGATTTTTGCTGCATTCCTGAAGGGAAGATGGTCGGCAAGAAGGTCAAGCTGACCACCAAACAGAAGCATTGGCTGATACGGATCTACGATTCGCCGACCCGGACATTCATTTTGTCCATGGCTCGCAAGAACGCCAAGACTGCCTTGAGTGCATTCATCGTGTTGTTGCACCTGTGTGGCCCCGAGGCGCGGGCCAACTCACAGATTTACAGCGCGGCGCAGTCCCGTGACCAGGCGGCCATTCTGTTTGAGCTGGCCGCCAAGGTCGTGCGGATGAGTGCCGACCTGTCGACCTACGTGAATATCCGCGACACCGCCAAGGAATTGCTCTGTGGTGAGCTGGGCACGCTGTACAAAGCGCTGAGCGCTGACGCCGCGACCAAGTTCGGCTTGAGCCCGGCATTGATGATCCACGATGAGCTGGGCCAGGTTGTCGGCCCGCGATCCCAGCTGTATGAAGCGCTTGAGACGGCCAGCGCCGCGCAAGAGCAGCCGCTGTCGATCATCATCAGCACCCAGGCGCCAACGGATGCCGATTTGCTCAGCTTGCTTATCGATGATGCCCTGTCCGGCGCTGATCCACGCAACAAGGTCGAGATTTGCACCGCACCGATGGACATGGACCCCTTCAGTGAAGAGGCCATCCGGGCGGCCAACCCGCATTTCGACGACTTCATGAACAAGGAAGAGGTGTTTCGCCAGGCCTCGGACGCCAAGCGTCTGCCGAGCCGGGAGCCTGCTTACCGAAATTTGATCTTAAACCAGCGTGTCGAGGCTCGCAGCCCGTTTGTAAACAGAACGATCTGGGCTGAAAACGGCGCTAAACCATCTTCGATTGACGGCCGGCGGGTTTATGGCGGTCTCGATCTGTCCGCAGTCAGCGACTTGACCTCTTTGGAGTTGGTGAGTGAAGACGGCGACGTTGAGTCTACGTTCTGGCTGCCCGAAGAGGGTTTGACGGAGAAGTCTCGAAACGATCGGGTCCCTTATGACCAGTGGGCGCGGGATGGATTTTTAGAAACCTGTCCAGGCCGCGCGATTGAGTACGACTTTGTCGCCGAGCACCTTCGAACAGTCTTTGACCGGTGTGACGTCCAGGTCATCAACTTTGACCGATACAACATGCGTTTTCTCAAGCCCTGCCTGATCAGGGCGGGCTTTTCGGAAGAGGAACTGAGCCGGTTCAAAGAGTTTGGGCAAGGCTTTCAAAGCATGTCGCCTGCGCTTCGCGAGTTTGAATCGATGCTGCTGGCTAAGAAGCTCCGTCATGGCATGCATCCCGTATTGACGATGTGCTCGGCCAACGCAGTGACGGTGACCGATCCTGCTGGCGGGCGAAAATTTACCAAGGCCAAGGCAACCGGCCGCATCGACGGCATGGTCGCGCTGGCAATGGCGGTCTCAGCCGCAAGCAGTGGTGAAACAGAAGAAGCGCCCGCCGACCTTGATGCATTCCTCTTCAGACCAATGAGTTTCTAATGGCCGATACCGACTACAGCATCGATCTGCGCACCCGCAGCCCTTTCTGGGCGCGCATGGCGAGCTTCTTCACGGGAGGTCGCCTCGTTACGCCTGAAAAAGGGTCTCAGACCGGGCCTATGTCCGCGACTGGCGCGGTGGGCGACTCAGTCGTATCAGATGAACGCTCGTTGCAGATCGCTACCGTGTTCGCGTGCGTCCGGCTGATTTCAACCGTTACCGCTGGCCTGCCGCTGGACGTATTCGAGACACGCAGCGGCAACCGCGACAAGGTCGGCCTGGACAATCCGCTGGCGCGCCTGCTGCGGTACATGCCGAATCAGTACATGACGGCGGTGGAGTTTCGCGAAGCGATGACCATGCAGCTGTGTTTCTACGGAAATGCCTATGCACTTATCGAGCGCAACAGCGTTGGCGACGTGATTAGCCTGATGCCTCTGATGACCGTTCAAATGGACGTCAGGATGGAGGGTAAGCGGGTCGTCTACCGGTACAAGCGCGATACCGAGTACGTCGATTTCAAGCAAAGCGACATTTTCCACCTGAAGGGCTTCGGCTTTAACGGCCTGGTTGGGCTTTCCCCGATCGCGTTTGGTGCGAAGACCACGGGTGTCGCGGTGGCCATGGAAGACCAGCAGCGTGACTTCTACGCGAACGGAGCCAAGTCGCCGCAGATCCTCTCAACCGGGGACAAGACGCTGACCGAGGCGCAGCGCGACCAGCTCGACGTCAACTTCAAGGAGATTTCTGGTGGTCCGGTGAAGAAGCGCCTATGGATTCTTGAGGCGGGATTCACGACCCAGGCCATCGGCGTGACGCCTCAGGATGCCGAGACAATGGCGGCCCGGAAGTTTCAGGTTAGCGAAGTGGCGCGCTTCTTCGGCGTACCACCGCATCTGGTGGGCGATGTTGAAAAATCCACCAGCTGGGGCTCGGGCATCGAGCAGCAGAATCTCGGGTTCCTGCAATACACGCTTTCGCCATTTATCAACCGTTGGGAGTACGCCATCGAGCGATGGCTCCTAAAGCCTGGCGATGTCGGCCGCTTCCATGCCGAGCACAACCTCGAAGGCCTGTTGCGCGGCGACTCTACCGCTCGGGCTAACTACCTCAAGTCTCAAATTGATTCCGGGTTGCTCACCGTCAACGAGGGGCGCCGCCTGGACAACCGGCCGGCGCTGCCCGGGGGCGACGTGGCCACAAGGCAATCACAGAACGTGCCGCTCGATCAGCTTGGCAAAACGAACCCCGCCCCTAGCGGGGTTTAGTTTTTCTGGAGTTACCAAATGTCCAATATTCAAAAGACGATCGCCTTCGAACAGGCCGAAATCAAGTTCGCAGGAAACGGCACGCAGGGAGTGTTTGAGGGCTATGCCAGTGTCTTCAACAAGGTTGATGCTGATGGCGACATTATCCTGCCCGGTGCGTTTGCCAAGGCGTTGACCAGCCAGAGTCGGGCGGTGGCGATGTTCTTCAACCACCGGCGCAACGAGATCCCGGTAGGTAAGTGGCTACACCTCGAAGAGGACAGCAAGGGCTTACTTGCTCGCGGCGAACTCACTCCCGGTAACCCCCAGTCTGAAGCGCTCAAAGCTGCCATGCAGCACGGCACGGTCGGCGGCCTTTCCGTTGGCTTTCTGGCGGCTGCTGGCGACTTCGACCGAATTCAGAGCGGCATGGCATTCAAGTCCATGCAGCGCCTGCGTGAAATCAGTATCTGCACCGAACCGTCCAATGAAGACGCGGCCATCTCGTCGCTGAAAAGCATGGAAACAATCGAATCAATTCGTGATGCAGAGCACTGGCTGAGAGATTCAGCCGGTCTCTCCAAGTCCGAAGCGTTGGCGTTCATCGCCCGCATCAAGTCCGCAGTTCGGAGCGATTCCGAAGGTGGCGAAATTTCAGCGCTGTTGCAGCGCATCAACTCCTTCACCCCCTCAGGAATCAAACCATGACCGAATTGGCCAAGATCGAAAAAGCCATCGAAGAACAACAGGCCCGCATCCAGGGTCTGTTCGATGAGCAGAAGAAAGAGATTTCCAGCACCGGCGAGATCAGCAAAAAGCTGCAGGATGACTTCATCAAGCTGCAGGAAGAGCTGAAAACCTCCGGTACGCGCTTGTTTGACCTGGAATCTAAGCTTGCCGCTGGCAATCTGGATAATCCAGAGCACAAGAAATCATTTGCCGAGCGCGCCGCTGAAGACCTGAAAAAGGGCTGGAACGGCTCCACGTCGGGCAAAATCGACGTGAAGAGCTTCAGCAAAGCGCTGGGCTCTGGCGCTGGCTCGGCTGCCGCACTCGTCCAGGCTCAACAAAATCCCGGCATTCTGATGCCTGGGCTGCGCCGCCTTACTATCCGTGATCTGTTGGCCCAGGGTCGCACCACTTCGAACGCTATTGAATACGTTCGCGAAAACGTGTTCACCAACAGCGCCGCACCGGTGGCTGAAGGCGCGCTGAAGCCAGAGTCGCAGCTGACCTTCACCAAGGAAACCGCGAACGTCAAAACCATTGCTCACTGGATCCAGGCTTCGCGCCAGATCATGGACGATGCGCCGATGCTCGAATCCTACGTGAACGGTCGCCTCCTGTTTGGCCTGGATCTGGCCGAAGAAGGCCAGTTGCTCAACGGCGACGGCACCGGTGACAACCTGATCGGCCTGAACGTAGTGGCCACTGCCTACGCGACCAGCCTCAACGCAACCGGTGACACCCGCGCGGATCAGTTGGCCCACGCCATTTTCCAGACCAGCGAGTCGGAATTCGAAGCGTCCGGCCTGATCCTGAACCCGCGCGACTGGCACGCCATTTCGCTGCTGAAAGACGCCGACGGTCGTTACATCTTCGGCGGCCCCGCAGCATTCGCGGCCAAAGTCATGTGGGGCTTGCCGGTTGTGGCCACCAAGGCCCAGGCGCAGGGCACCTTCACCGTGGGCGGCTTCGACCTGGCGTCGCAAATCTGGGACCGCATGGACGCGACCATCGAGATCAGCAACCAGGATCGCGACAACTTCGTGAAGAACATGCTGACCATCCTGTGTGAAGAGCGCCTGGCGGTGACTCACTACCGTCCGACCGCGATCATCAAGGGTACATTCACCCCGGCTGCGTAACCATCGAGGACGGGGCGGGTAACTGCCCCGTTTGCCACATGAAAAAGATTCGAGCGCTACGCCAGTTTTCACACTTCCACGCCGGCAACTTCAACCAGTTTGAAGAACGTGAGGTGGATGACGCCATCGCCGAAGCCTTGATCGGCATGGATCTCGCCGAAGAGGTCGATGCCGAGCCGGAAGACAAGAAGCCGGCGAAAAAAGTGGTAAAGTAAATGATTGATCTCGACCTGGTCAAAGCTCACTTGCGGGTCGACGGTGCCGAGGAAGATGCCCTGATCGGTGCCTACCTCAATGGTGCGGTCGAGTATGTGCAGCAGCATTGCGACCGCCGAATCGTTGAAGCCCCTGAATCCCCTGACCAGATGGCCCTTACCGATGACGTCAAGCAGGCCATTTTGCTGCTGATCGGCCATTGGTACGCCAACCGCGAGGAAGTCGCGA